CAAGGAAGCCCCATGGAACTGCTTAACCAATTAGAAAGGAGGATCTAACGATGGATTTAGAGCAAAGTGTTTTGCGGCTTGAACAAACAAGCAATCTATATCAAAGACTACTCATAGTCGAGGCAAAAACCTTGGCCATGAAAAAATCACCTCAACGAACTGCCATATTGAAGCAGGTGGAGGGGGTTTTAAACGGCTCAACGCAAGAAAGCGTTAATTCCGTTGCTAAACTCATAAGACCTGACAGAGAGAGGGAGTTGTATGTGGAGTATAATCCTTGGGATCATACTTGGTCTGAAGCTTGTACTCAGGAGGATGAGGAGAGGATTCGAGATCAGTTTATTTCAGTCTGGTCTAAATCCTTGTGATGAGTCTTATCCATCGGAACCATCAGTTGATGATGATTCTTTTGAACCCTGGTTTTGCAGGTTATTCCATGTAAGGCTTCCCACCTGTGTCAATGCGTCCATTGATCCACGCGTTTGGCACCCAACTTGAAAAATAGGAGGGTTAACCATGAATGAAAACATCACCTTTGCAGGTGGCGCTTTCAGCGCATCGGATCTCATTTGGCGACTGACTTGTATCGGATTACCTACTATCTACTCAGTTCCTTTTGTAAAAGAAGTGGAGAAGTGGTTGATCAATGCTGGACCAGAGTGGACCGTCCAAAGACTTAAGAGTCTGCGAACAGATTTAATTCGTGATATGGGCGGCCTTGATCCTCTAACTTATGTCAAAAAGAATAAGCGAGGAAGGTGGGCTGGTATACTCGGGGCCTTATTCCGTCTCTCCAATAAAAGAGATGGGAAACATCGTAAGGTAGTCCTGGCAGCGCTTTCATGCTACACAGGATTTAGACCCAAACAGCCAACCTTAGAGCACCTGATATCCTTCCGGAATTCAGTGGAAGGTGGGACAGATGATAATCCCGACCTGCAATTATGCAGGGTACTAGGTACTCTAGCAAGACGAACTCTGGGTGTCTTAGAGCCTTCAAAAGCTCAACCCCTAATTATGTATCAGGGATCACCAGGGAAGAAATCACCTGGTGTAGACGCATCAATCCCCCAAAATGAACAACTGGAGGAAGAACTGCGTTGTATGGAGGTTTTTTCACAAAATCGGAAGTTCAGCGAAGTTTATTGCCGAACCTACAATCCGGTCCTCCACGGGCTCAGAGAAATCGATTTACTCACTGACAAAAGCCGGCTGGTAGGTAAAACACACTACCACGAAGTGACCGACTTTACCTTTCGTCGCATTGGCTATCACCCACCGGTGGTAGGTAATGTAGTACCCCTTGTTAAAGATGGGGGATGGAAGGTTAGGTGGATAGCAAACCCTTTCAGGTTGCACCAATTGGCCCTCCGGCCTCTAGGAGAAGCTCTGTTTAAGAGCTTAAAGCGACTTCCTTGGGATTGCACTTTTGAGCAAGACAAAGCTCATGTAATCATCCAGGATCACTTAAAGTCTGGCCGCACAGCTTACGCGGTTGACTTGACAGCAGCAACAGAC